GAGCACGAGCGCATGCTCTGGAGCCTCCCGGCCACGGGCTCGGCGTTCAAGAAGGTCTACTTCGACCCCAGCCTGGGCCGCCAGGTGTCGATCTTCATCCCGGCAGAGGACATCATCCTGCCCTACGGCACGTCCAACATCCAGACCTGCTACCGGCTCTCGCACGTCATGCGCAAGACCGAGAACGAGATCAAGAAGCTTCAGCAGGCAGGCTTCTACCGCGACTGCGACATCGGTTCGCCGGACAAGCATATCGACGAGATCAACAAGGCCAAGGACAAGGAGACCGGCTTTGCCGACCTCAACGACGACCGCTACACCCTGATCGAGTGCCACGTCGACCTGTGCATCAAGGGGGACCCGCTGTGCGACAAGGGCGAGGACGGCGAGCCCACCGGCATCATGCTGCCGTACGTGGTGACCTTCATCCGTGGCCAGAACACCGTGCTGGCCATCCGCCGCAACTGGCGCGAGGATGACCCCCTGCGCTTGAAGCGCGAGCACTTCGTGCACTACCAGTACATCCCGGGCTTCGGTGCCTACGGCTTCGGCCTGTTCCACCTGATCGGTGGGTTTGCCAACTCGGCCACCAGCCTGATGCGTCAGCTCATTGACGCCGGTACGCTGGCCAACCTGCCGGGCGGTCTCAAGACCCGGGGCCTGCGGATCAAGGGTGACGACACGCCGATCGCACCGGGCGAGTTCCGCGATGCCGATGTGGGCTCGGGCACCCTGCGCGACAACATTCTCCCCCTCCCCTATAAGGAACCCAGCGCTACGCTGTACAACCTGCTCAACACGGTCGTTGAGGAAGGCCGTCGCTTCGCGGCCACGGCGGACATGAAGGTCTCCGACATGTCGGCCCAGGCACCGGTGGGCACCACGCTGGCACTGCTGGAGCGCCAGCTCAAGGTCATGACGGCTGTGCAGGCCCGGGTGCACTACGCGCTGAAAGAAGAGCTGCAACTCATCCGTGACCTGATCCGCGACTACACCGACGCGGACTACGACTACCAGCCCGACGAGGGTCCGGCCCGGGCCAAGCGCTCGGACTACGACGACGTGGATGTGATCCCGGTCAGCGACCCCAACGCGGCAACACTCAGCCAGCGCGTGGTGCAGTACCAGGCGGTCATCCAGCTCTCCCAGACCGCTCCCGACATCTACGACCTGCCCAAGCTTCACCGGGGCATGCTGGAGGTGCTGGGCATCAAGGACGCCGACAAGCTCGTGCCGCTGCCCGAGGACCAGAAACCCAAGGACCCGGTCAGCGAGAACATGGCCGCGCTCAAGGGCGAGCCGCTCAAGGCGTTCGTGTACCAGGACCACGAGGCGCATATCAAGGTGCACACGTCGGCCATGCAGGACCCGATCATTGCGCAGCTGGTGGGCCAGAACCCCCGGGCGCCCCAGATCATGGCCGCCATGCAGGCCCACATCGCCGAGCACGTCGCCTACGCATACCGCCAGAAGATCGAGCAGCAGCTCGGCATGGCCCTGCCGCCCGAGGAAGAGAAGCTGCCGCCGCAGGTCGAGCTGGCGCTGTCGGGCATGATGGCCCAGGCCGCCCAGCAGGTGCTGGCCGAGAACCAGGCCATGGCCGCTCAACAGCAGGCCCAGCAGCAGGCACAAGACCCGGTACTGCAGATGCAGCAGCAGGAACTCCAGATCAAGGCGCAGGAAGTGGCGCTCAAGGAGAAGAAGATCGCTGCTGACGCTGCGGCCAGGGCCGACGAGCTGGCACTCAAGGAGAAGCAGCTCCAGATCGACGCGGCGTTCAAGGCGGACAAGCTTGAGGCCGAGCAGGAACGAGACGGTGTCCGCATGGGCATCGACATCGCAAGAAGCCGTCAACAGGCGGCACGTCCACAACCAACCAAGGGTAAACCCTCAACTACATGATCCAAGACTTCGCACGCGTACTGCGCTCAAAGTTACGCGAGGACATGAACAACTACACGGACGACATGGCAGCAGGGGCTTGCCAGTCGTTCGAGCAATACCAAAAACTCTGCGGTGTGATTCAGGGTCTCGCTATCGCAGAGCGCCATCTTCTTGACCTTGCTGAAAAACTGGAGAAATCGGATGAGTGAACCCCAACTCATTTTGCCCCCGGGCATTAGTCTGCCGTCCCGCATTCAACCCAAGGATGACCAGGACACCAACGCCTCTGCTGAGCAGAAGGCGAAATCCCTGCCGGAACCCACCGGCTGGAAACTGCTGTGCGTCGTCCCCGACGTTGCAGACACGTTCGAGAACTCCTCGATCGTCAAGGCCGACACCTTCATGAAGCAGGAAGAGCACGCGACCACCGTGCTGTTTGTGCTCAAGGTCGGCCCCGATGCGTACAAGGACACGTCCAAGTTCCCCACCGGTGCGTGGTGCAAGGAGGGCGATTTTGTTCTGGTGCGCACGTACTCGGGCACCCGATTCAAGATTTTCGGCAAGGAGTTCCGTCTGATCAATGATGATCAGGTGGACGCTGTCGTTGAAGACCCGCGTGGACTGACACGCGCTTAAAGGAGAAGCAGATGAGTGAGTTCAAGTTTCCTGACGAGCAGGAAAACGACACCGGCGAGACGCTGGAGGTCAAGGTTGCGGCCGAAGACGGAGATGTCGAGGTCGAGATTGTTGACGACACCCCTGAGCAGGACCGTGGCCGCAAGCCGCTGGACCGCGAAGTGGCCGATCCCACGGAAGACGAGATCGACCAATACTCCGACGGCGTCAAGAAGCGCATCAAGGAGCTGACCCACGCTCGCCACGACGAGCGCCGGGCCAAGGAAGCCCTGGCGCGGGAGAAGGAAGAGCTGGAGAAGCTCGCTCGCCACTTCGCCGAGGAGAACCGCAAGCTCAAGGAGTACGTCAACACCGGCACCCAGCAGTATGCCGAGTCGCAGACCAAGCTGGCCGAGACCGAAGTCGAGGAAGCCAAGCGCAAGCTCAAGGCCGCAACCGAGGCATTTGACACGGATGCCGTGATTGCAGCCCAGGAAGAGCTGATGGAGGCCAAGCTCAAGCTGCAGAGTGCCAAAAATTTCCGCCCCACCCCTTTACAGGTGGAAGAAAAAGAGGTACAAATCCCCCAACAGGAAGCCAAACCGTCTCTCGACGAGAAAACCCTCCGCTGGCAGGCAAAAAACCAGTGGTTTGGTGCACCGGGACATGAGGATATGACCAGCTTCGCTCTGGGGCTGCATCAGAAACTCGTAAATTCGGGGGTAGACCCCCGCTCTGATGATTACTTCGAGCAGATTGACGCTCGCATGAAGTCCACGTTCCGCGATTTCTTCGGGACAGAGGACAAGCCGACATCCGGCGGTGGCTCCAAGCGGCCTACGACGGTGGTGGCCCCGGCGACTCGTTCGACCGGTGCCAAGAAAATCCAGCTCACCCCGCGTCAAATGGCGCTGGCAAACAAGTTTGGATTGACCCCTCAGCAATACGCTGAACAAGTAGCTCGACTGGAGAAATCGAATGGCTGAAACACTCAACCGGACCCCTCGTGACCTGGTGTCACGCGAAAAAAATGCTCGTAGCGTCTACGTACCTTCGAGCGCCCTGCCTGACCCGACGCCTGAGCCTGGGTATGTGTATCGCTGGATTGCGACCCACATTCTTGGCCAGTCTGACCCTACCAACGTGTCCAAAAAGATGCGTGAGGGTTGGGAGCCGGTGAAGGCGGCAGACCATCCGGAACTGATGCTGCAAGGCAACGAAAAGACCGGGAACGTCGAGATCGGTGGCCTCATGCTCTGCAAGATGCCTCGTGAACTGGCGAAGTCCCGGGACGAGTACTACGCCGCGCAAGCGCAGCGCCAGATGGAGTCTGTGGACAACAACTTCATGCGAAACAACGATCCTCGTATGCCGCTGTTTGCCGACCGCAAGTCGAGCAGCACACGCGGGGGTTTTGGTTCAGGTTCAAAGTAACAGGAGCTTTTCATGGCATCTACCGCTTCTCCCTACGGGCTCAAACCCGTGAATCGCGTTGATGGCCTGCCCTACGCTGGTGCGACTGAGACCTTCCTCATCAATCCGGCTGGCACTGCCACCAACATCTTCAACGGCTCGATTGTGGCCCTCGACACCAACGGCTACGTTGTGCTGATGACCGCTACCGGTGCCGACGGCACCACCAACGCTTTCCCGGCAGGCACGCTGGGTGTGTTCGTTGGTTGCGAGTACGTCAACGCCCAAGGCCAAGTGATCTTCAGCCAGTACTACCCCTCGGGTACGACCGGCGTGGTCAAGGCCAAAGTGGTGACCGACCCCAACGTGGTCTTCCAAGGCCAGCTCGACGGCTCTGGCGCTCAGGCCGCTCTGGGTGCCAACACGTTCCTGGCTGCTGCACAGAGCACCAGCACGGGCAACACCCAAACGGGCAACAGCACTGTGGCGCTTGAGTCCACCGTGCAAACCGCCGCTGCGGCCTTCCGCATCGTTGGTTTTGCCTCCGGCCCCGGCGACGCCTTCACGGACGTCCTGGTCAAGTTCAACCCCGGCCAGCATTCGTACCTGAATGCCACCGGCATCTGATAAGGAGTCTGAAAAATGGCTATCTCTCGTTCCCAACTCCTGAAAGAGCTGCTGCCCGGCCTGAACGCGCTGTTCGGCATGGAGTACGCCCGTTACGGCGAAGAGCACAAAGAACTGTACGAGACCGAGAAATCGGAGCGTTCGTTCGAGGAAGAAACCAAGCTGTCCGGCTTTGGTGCTGCTCCCGTCAAGAACGAAGGTTCGGCGATCGCGTACGACAATGCGCAGGAAGCCTTCACCGCTCGCTACACCCACGAGACCATCGCTCTGGGTTTCTCGATCACCGAGGAAGCGGTGGAAGACAACCTGTACGACAGCCTGTCGGCTCGCTACACCAAGGCTCTGGCCCGCGCCATGGCCTACACCAAGCAAGTGAAAGCTGCTTCCGTTCTGAACAACGGTTTCAGCCAGAACTACCTGGGTGGTGACGGCGTGTCCCTGTTCGGCGTGAACAGCTCCGGCACCCGCGTGGGTCACCCGCTGGTGGGCGGCGGCCAGAACTACAACAGCCCGACGACGGGTGTGGATCTGAACGAGACCTCGCTGGAAAACGCTGTGATCCAGATCGCTGCGTGGACCGACGAACGTGGTCTGCTGATCGCTGCCAAGCCGCAAAAGCTGGTGGTGCCCCCGAGCCTGATGTTCGTGGCCAAGCGTCTGCTGGACACCGAACTGCGCGTCTCGACTGCCGACAACGACATCAACGCGCTGAAGCAGATGGGCTCCATCCCTGGTGGCTACACCGTCAACCACTTCTTGACCGACAACAACGCCTGGTTCCTGCTGACCGACGTGCCCAACGGTCTGAAGCACTTCGAGCGTGTGGCCCTGGCCACCTCGATGGACGGTGACTTCGACACCGGCAACGTGCGCTACAAGGCCCGCGAGCGTTACAGCTTCGGCTGGTCTGACCCTCTGGGTATCTGGGGTTCCAGCGGTTCTAACTGATCCGCAACTCAGTGAAAAAGGGGCCTTGTGCCCCTTTTTCTTTTCGGGTATATTGCCCCCATCCCGGGGTTATCCGGTGTTGCTGACGGTCCCGGCCGACGACATGCAGACAGCAGCACCCCAACTTGCATGTGAGGCTCAAATGGCTAACACCACGTTCAACGGTCCGGTTCGTTCCCAGAACGGTTTTCAATCCATCACAGTCAACAGCACCACTGGTGCTGTCACGGTCAACTCCGCTTTCGACACCGGCGTGGTGCTTGGCACCCAAAGCCTTTCTGGTGCTGGCGCAGTCGATGTCACCAACGGCTTCACCCAACTCACCACCACTGGCGCAGCTCAAGCTCTGACGCTGGCTGACGGCACCGTGGGCGAACTCAAGATCATCAGCCACGTCGTTGACGGCGGCTCCGCTGTTCTGACCCCCACGACCAAGATCGGTTTCAGCACCATCACATTCACCAACGTAGGCGAATCTGCCATGCTGATTTACACCTCGGCTGGCTGGGGCATTGTTGCCTTGAACGGCGCGGTTGCTGCTTGATTAGGAGCCCGACATGGGTATGCAAACTGACATCAAAGCCACGTCGCTGGCTGCGTCAGGCACCGCATTCAATCAGCGTACCCGTGTTCGCGGCGCGTTGATTGAGCCTGGCAGCTCGGCGGGCAGCGTCGTCTTCAAGGATGGCGGGGCCAGCGGCACCACGGTGATGACGATCAACACATCCGCCAACGGAGAGACTTTCTCCGTGGTCATCCCTGCGGATGGGATCGTGTTTCAGACCGACGTGTACGCGGCTTTGACCAACGCCAAAGTGACGGTGTTCTATGGCTAAGACCCCAGCATGGCAGCGCAAGGAAGGCAAAAACCCCAAGGGCGGCTTGAACGCCAAGGGGCGTGCCTCCTACAACAAGGCGAACCCGGGCAAGCCCGGGCTGAAAGCCCCTCAACCCGAGGGCGGCAAACGCCGCGACTCTTTTTGTGCCCGCATGGAAGGCATGAAAAAGAAGCTGACCAGCGAGAAGACAGCCAAAGATCCCAACAGCCGTATCAACAAGAGCCTTCGGGCCTGGAACTGCTGATATGAAACACGAAATCTCCGAATCCACGAAACACATCGTTGACGCGCTTTCGGTTGCCACGGTGCTGGGCACCCTTGTTGAAATGCTTCCATCAATCGCAGCAGTATTCACGATCGTTTGGACCAGTATCCGGATTTGGGAGACCGATACCGTGCGTGGTTGGACGGGTCGGGGTCGCAGTAATGCCCTCGACGAGTAAAAAGCAGGCCGACTTCATGCGTGCCGTGGCTAACAGCCCGGAGTTCGCAAAGAAGGCCGGGGTCCCACAGTCTGTGGGCAGAGAGTTTTCAAACGCGGACAAGGGCCGCAAATTTGCAAAAGGTGGCGACATGAAAGAGTCCAAGGCGATGATGAAAAAGGAAGTCGGCTTCATGAAGAAAGCCGGTGCCCCCAAGGCCATGCTCAAGCACGAGCAGGCCGAGATGAAGGGCATGAAGAAGGGCGGCAAGGCTTCTTGCTACGCCTCCGGCGGCTACGTCCGTGCGGCTGACGGCATTGCCTCCAAGGGCAAGACCAAAGCCAAGCAGATCAAGATGTAAGCATGCGTGCCAGCCGTGGCATGGGGGCCATCAACCCCAGCAAGATGCCCAAGGCCAAGACGGTTGTCCGCAAGGACAACCCGAACGACGTGACGATGTACGCCAAGGGCGGCAGCACGTCGAAGGTCAACGAGGCTGGCAACTACACCAAGCCGGGCATGCGCAAGTCGCTCTTTGAGAAGATCAAAGGGCAGGCTGTCCAGGGCACGGCTGCCGGTCAGTGGAGCGCCCGTAAAAGCCAGCTACTCGCAAAACAGTACAAGGCCAAGGGCGGCGGGTACAAGGGATGAAGAAGCCCCAGCAATCGCTCAAGGACTGGACCGCCCAGAAGTGGCGGACCAAGTCCGGCAAGCCGTCTTCCAAGACGGGGGAGCGGTATTTGCCCGAGGCGGCGATCAAGTCTTTGTCGCCCGCTGAGTACGCGGCCACCACTCGGGCCAAACGTGCGGGCAAGAAGGCAGGCAAGCAATTTGTGGCGCAGCCCAAGGGCGTCGCCAAGAAAACAGCAAGGTTCCGATAATGGCCACTTCTGGAGTCGCAAACTTCAACCTCGACTTGGCGGAGATCGTCGAGGAGGCGTTCGAGCGCGTCGGCTCGGAGATGCGCACGGGCTACGATCTGCGCACGGCCCGCCGTTCGTTGAACTTACTGTTTGCTGACTGGGCCAATCGCGGCATCAACATGTGGACGTTCGAGCAGGGCCAGCAGGTGCTGACCCCCGGCACCGCCACGTACACGCTGCCCGCCGACACGGTGGACCTCATGGAGCACGTCATCCGCACGGGGGCGGGCAACCAGGCAACGCAGGCGGACCTGACCATCACCCGGATCAGTGTTTCTACCTACGCCACGATCCCCAACAAGCTGGCCCAGGGTCGTCCGATCCAAATCTGGATCGAGCGCCTGGACACCCCCCGCTTCACCGTCTGGCCGGTGCCCGACGACTCGCAGACCTACACGCTGGTGTACTGGCGCCTGCGCCGCATCCAGAACGCCGGGGACGGCGTGAACACGATGGACATGCCGTTCCGGTTTGTGCCTTGCATGATCGCGGGCCTGGCCTACTACCTGGCCATGAAGGTGCCGGGCGGCATTGAGCGCCTGGGCATCCTCAAGCAGCAGTACGACGAGGCGTGGGAGCTGGCTGCCGGTGAAGACCGGGAGAAGGCTGCTGTGCGCTTCGTGCCTCGCCGGGCCTACCTGGGGAGCGGCACGTAAATGGCCAACCGGTTTGCCTCGGGCAAAAATGCGATCGCCATGTGCGATCGCTGCGGCTTTCGGTTCAAGCTCACGCAGCTCAAGACCGAGGTCGTCAAGACCAAGCGCTATCAGGTGCTGGTCTGCCCGACGTGCTGGGACCCCGATCACCCGCAGTTGCAACTCGGCATGTACCCGGTGGACGACCCGCAGGCACTGCGCAACTCTCGCCGAGACACGACGTACGTGACGGCCGGGGTGAACGCAAACGGCAACCTCACCGGTGGCTCACGAGACATTCAGTGGGGCTGGAACCCGGTGGGCGGCTCGAAGTTTTTTGACGATTCGCTGACACCCAACACCTTGGTTTGTCAGACGGAACTTGGTACAGTAGCAGTTGTCACGACGTAAGGAGTCGAACATGGACGCAAAAACCGCCGTGCGCAAGCACGAAAAGAACATGCACCCCGGCCAGAAGCCGACCAAACTCAAAGCTGGCGGCAAGACCAATGCCGACATGCTCAAGTACGGGCGCAACATGGCCAAGGTCGTGAACCAGAAGTCTCCTGGTCGCAAAGGAGCCTGATATGGCAACCTACAAGAACCCTCAGTACAAGCCGCTGGAAGAAGCGGGCAAGTCCAACCAGCGCCAGTTCCTGCGTGACACCGAAATGTCGGTCGCAAACGCTCGCAGCGCGGACTACAAGCCCACCAAGACCAGCGGTATCAAGATTCGCGGCACCGGTGCCGCCACCAAAGGCGTGATGGCTCGCGGCCCGATGGCTTGAGGTCCGGATGAACTACACCCAGTTGCAAGCCGCGATCTGCGACTACACGCAGAACTTTGAGTCTGACTTTGTTGCGAACATTCCGCTGTTCGTGCAGCAGGCCGAGCAGCGCATTTACAACACGGTGCAGTTCCCTTCGCTGCGCAAGAACGTGACGGGCTCAACTTCGTCGGGCAACAAGTATCTCTCGTGCCCGAACGATTTTCTGTCCGTGTACTCCATGGCGGTGATCGACGGGACGGGTACGTACGAGTTCCTGCTCAACAAGGACGTGAACTTCATCCGGCAGGCGTACCCCAACCCGAACGCGACCGGGCTGCCGAAGTACTACGC